TGGTCTTCTCCAGGTGATAGCACTTGACCACGAAGCTCGGGTCCTTGCCGAAACCGAAGTCCATGCCGTAGAGCGGCGGGACCGCGTAGGGCACGTCGATGCGTCCGACGCGAATATTGGAAAATACCTTGGAATCGTACGAAAGATCGTATTCTCCCAGCCAAACGTGGCGATATCTGTTGAAATTTCCGCGTTTTAGAACCTCCATTTCGTGCGGCAATGTCGTGTGCTTGAAGTACGGATTGTCGTGATAATCGACGAACGTGATCACCGAGTTGGGCGGCGGCTTGCCGGCGCGGAAGTAGGCGTCGACCGGGTCCAAAGGATCCTCAGGATTCCAGGACCAGATCAGCTGCGAGCCCGGCGCGCGCACGGTGGGCAGTAGAATTTCCATCGAGCGGTTGGAGATGGTGCGGGCCTCGTCGATCCAGACGATATCGGCGCCCTCAAGGGATCTGATGGATTCAATATTTCTCTCGAGCCCGATGAACAGAAACTCCGATCCGGTTTTGCGATGGGTGATGGCCCGATCGGTGACGCTGAACTCCCGGTCCAGCTCGAAGTCGCGAATGCGGCGCTCGATCAGATCCTTGGAGCTGTCCCGGATCGAGTTCTGAAACTGGCGAGCGCAGATGATGCGCTTCCTTTCGGTGTTGGCGGTGTAGACCAGGTACGAGCCGATCGACCAGGTCTTGCCGGAGCCGCGGCCGCCGTACATGGCCTTGTGCCGCACGTTCTTGGCGAACAGCGTGCGGGTGAAGTTCTCTCCCATCACCAGTGCGACCATTAGAAAATCACCACCATAGCCACCGTTGTGACGATCACTCCGACGGTACCGCCGACCACATAACCAAAGGTCAATCCGCGCCAAAACAGGCAGCAGGGACAGTCGGTGAACAGGTACTGCGTGAAGCGCGAAGTGAAATGCTCCGGGGTCTGGCACCAGTCCGGGACCAACCGGTAGCTTGCCCAGGCGAAGGTGTTGGAGAGAGGATTATCCTCCCATTCCACCGGCGTCCCGGGCTCAGTCTTGTCGGTCGTGACCCCAGGAATGTCATCGACGGTGTTGCGTGGGTCGTCCGCCGGCCGGAACCGCATTACACGTTCAGCCGGCGGCCGCCACACCACGGGGCGTTTGGGTCGTTAACCGCCTCGTAGGCTTCCATGGCTTGTTCCATGCCCAGGGCAAATTGCGGTAACGCGGCCGTGAGATCGTCGGAGGTGGCGAGCGCCTCGAACAGCCGGATCACCCGCGTGGCCAAGGCCTCGTTCAGTGCGGTCGAGATCAGAGCCCGCTTCTCCGCGTTTGAAGGCATTGCGTTCCTGGAGGCGACGGGAAGCCCGTACGCGCGTTTCTACTCTTGGACGATCAATCTTGCCGGCCGGCGCTTTGGACGCACCGGCGGGTCCACCGCCAGGCCCAGGCGCACCATTGCCGTGCGATCGAAGGGCCGGTAGGGCGCGTGGCGAGGACCATTCGGGGTCTCGACCACGGTGCGGGTGGCGAAGGCGCGGGCGGTGCCGTGTACGCAAACGACGTCATTGCGTACGAACTCGATATGCTCGTTCGGGTCTAAGCCGTGCGCGATCAGCTCGCGGGCCACACGGCCGCAGTCGTCGGGTATCGGCAGGCGCATTGATTTTATTCCTAGCGGAAAAAAAAAATTAAAAAATCTCGTGAAAAATCTAAGGCTTGAAAACCATAGAGAGGGCGTGCCGCCAATGATACAACCGCAGATTAGCTAACGGGTTTTTTATATCGCTCCGGTTGTACGATCGGCCCAATAGCTCTATTGAGGCAATTATAGGTGTTGTTATTGTTAGGCTTTCCGCGCTGGTGTCCCTGCTAGTGTCCCGCGTAGCGCGACCGGCGCCCGGTCGAGCGGCGCCGCGGTGCGGATAGGCTATCCGCGTCGCCCCATTGATATCATTACGCTATTAGGCGCTCGAGTCTTCCTGCCCATATTGGCGCCCATATGTCACGCGCTCGAGTCGCTGGTGTCGCTGGTGTCGCGCCGGTCGAGCGCATCAAAGACTCGTTGCACCATGGCGCCGGGCTCGCCCGGTCGCTTGAGTCGTGTAACGTTGCTAGTGTCGACACCATGAACGGGCAAGGGACCCTTGGGCGGTTGCGTGCCCTGATTCGTGTTGCTCTGATCCGCGAGCGCTGGCGTACCTTCGAACGGTTCAAGCGCTGCTAGGTCCGTGGTCGCAATGCCTTCGACTTCGACCGTTCCATCTTTCAAATTGAGCGCGGCGCCGCGCGGCACCGCAAAGATGTTAACCGTGTTATTCGTGGTGTTTGTTGTGCTTCCTTTCACCTCGCCGCTAACCGACACCGCGGCGAGTCTCGAGTGCAGATAGGGCGCCGCAATTTCCGCCATACGGTCGCGGCGTAACGGCTCGGTTAGCGGGTCGCGCATAACCGCTAGCATCCATTCGATAGGCATTAGCCCGTCGGGATTCTCGACCACGACCCGATGGCCTTTACCGGCGCCCTTGGGGCGCCCGGACCCCGCGCGCCTTCCGCCTTTTGGCATTATTAGCCTGCTAATTTTGGTTTGTTCGGGCAATTCGGCCCGTCATTTGGTACCGTGGTACCGTTTAAGCCCTAGTTTTCCGGGCCCTTGCCCTGAACCGGGCTCGGTTCCGGCCCTTTAGCTCTGGTTTGCCTAGTCTATTTTATTGGATTCCCAGTGTCGAATTTTCTTGCATTTCCTTTTGAACCTAGGCATACGTATTGACGACTAATGTTCAGAAGGGCGGTTGAAGCCGCTCGCAACACCAGGAGACGGAAACATGAACACGTTGAAACAAGAGAAAACCGCGGCAATGCGGATTATCGATCGCGCCTTGGCCAAGGGATACTTTGTCAGCGTCAACGATGGCGAGGTGTGGGTTGTGAAGGGTTCCAAAGATCGCAAGCGGATTATGGATGCGCTGCAATCAACCGACTCGGACACAGTTCGCTTTCGCAAGGCCGACACCAGCGTCGTGGGGTCCGTTTGGTTTGTTTGGGGTAATAGTCCGGAGGAAGTCGCAGCGGATTATTCGGACAATGCCGAAACGCGCGCGCTTGTGGAAGGAGTCGCGTGACATGTTCAACTACTCCAACAAGCGCGTCGGCGGAATCCGGTTCATTCGTCTTGGCCGTTTTCAGCTCTCGTTCTGCGTCATGCGCGCGGACCGTTACGCCATTCGTCAATTAGGCTTGCGCGCGGTTGCGCTCGCCCTCGCCTAAGTTCAACCGCGGTTGAAGCCGCAAACACCAGGAGAATCGAAAATGTCCGCTTTCATTGTTTCCCATGAACATATTGACGCGCTTTTGACTTTCGCGGTGTCGCATCGCTTGCGCTATTTCGTCGACGGGCGCCCCGTCGACATTGCCGAGCATGCGACCGAAACCGGAACCGTTTTGCTGCTAGAAAACACGCGCTCGGTTTTGCATCGCTACCCCGATTACACCGAGTCGACGGCGCCGGGCCGCGATGGTGAAACCGCCCTAAATTACACGTTCCAATATTTCGACGCGCTCGACACCTTGCCGCAACACAAGCTTGTCGGGCTGATCCTTAGCGGTTGCTCGTGTTTCGATTATCAGGCTTGCGAAACAAACGACTACGAGTCTTCGGTCGCTTGCCAAATTATCGAAGCGATTCGAACCGAGGCGATTCGTATGGTCCCGAAATATGACGCGCCTTGGGAAATTACCCGCGACACGGTTAAGGCCTTCGGAAAGGCTCGGTAATAAAAGGCGCCTTCGGGCGCCTTTTTTATTTGACTCTTCCTTTGAACCTAGGCATACATATTAACGACTAATGTTCAGAAGGGCGGTTGAAGCCGCTCGCAACACCAGGAGACTCCGACAATGGCCATTCTCATGACGAAAGAAGAGGCGCACGCGCTCGCGAAATTTGACCGCGACTACGTAGCGAAGAAGATTCGCGGTCCGCGGCACGCTTGGGGCGTCTGGTGTTGGTCTTCTGATCATTGGGTTGAATTTGATCAGCAAACAATTGACGCCGCGATGCACATTAGCGACGCAGAGGGCGCGTGACATGTCTCGCAACATTCCGACGGTTAAGACTTGGCGCGTGACTCTCTTTTGGGATCAGCCCGACGGAACCACGATTCGCGAATCCCGCTGCTACTATGTTGCGGCGCCCAATAAGCGCTTTGCGTGGTGGAACGCGCGCGACGAAATATTAGCGGACATAGGCGCCGCTCGGTTTATCGCCCGCGACCGAGTCACGGTCGGACTAGTGCGAAAGAATTAGGCGCCTTCGGGCGCCTTTTTTATTTGACTCTTCCTTTGAACCTAGGCATACGTATTGACGACTAATGTTCAGAAGGGCGGTTGAAGCCGCTCGCAACACCAGGAGACGGAAATATGAATGCAATCTATCTTGACGCCGCGATGGTTCCCGCACAATTGCGCGGCAATTATTCAGGCAAAAAGTTCAAAGCCGTAGTGGTGACGCAAGTCACGATTCCTTCGGACGCTGGTCTATGGTCCGGCGGTACCCGCAACACGTTTCGATTTGTGCAACTCGCTACTGGTGACGCCATTGCCGCGTCGGACAATATGTCCGCGCCTTGGGATTCGTCGCGCAAGGATCAGCACATTACGTTAAAGCCCGGCTTTGCCGTGGTCGAACACTCGCTTTTTTGCGGTAAGGATCTAGGCTTGACGTTCTATGTGCACCCGGACAACGCCGCGGCGTTGCTACCGGCGCCGGCGCCGGAATTGAGCGCGCACGAGTCGATTGTGTTAGGCGCAACGTGTTCCTTCAAGTCGAGCTATAACGGTCAAGACCGTTACACCATGGCCAAGACTCAAGCGGAATACCCTTGGCGCCGCGACGACTCAACGCCGCAATTCCCGACCCGCGAGCAATGGCAAGTCGCCAAAGACTCTTTGATCGGTAAAGGCCTTCTGAACAAGGCGGGCGCCGTGACTCCGAAGGGCCGCAACGCGCGCCCGCCCCGTTCCTGATCCGGATCACTC